CGGGCAGCGACCCGACCGGCGGAGGAGTAAGCCACCACCTGGACGGATGCGGAGTAGCTGTACCGGGTGTGCGCCGCCGTCCCGGAGGCTTCCGTCACAGCGATGTAGCCGGGGGACGACAGCGCAGCCGCCGTGATTTCCCCGTGAGCATTCAGCCCCTCAGCCGTGAGGATGGACAGGGCAACCGGGATGGGGTCGACGGGGACGATTGCGGGCATGTCTACTCCCCGTCTTCGGAGATAGCGTGGATACCCTCGACCCACTCGCCACTTCGGGCGTGGTGGAAACCGACGTCCAGGGAGAGAGCCGCCGGTCCCTCAAGGGAGACGAACCGGTCAACCTGACCTCTAGACGTCGTGACCCGGTGGGTACCCGTCTTCCGGTGCTGAGCAAGGCGAGCCTCCGCACGGGCTGCCCTCTCCGCCTGGACGGCTTCTAGAGCCGCCTGGGTGTCAACATGGCGCGCGATGGTTCGATTGAGGTTCTTGTAAACCCGGACGTTCTCCATCAGCAGCCCCCCAGGGGGCGGGGAGTCATCCTCACCGCCCGGACAGCGGGGACACCCAGTTGACGAAGTTCACTTCGCTTGAGGAAGATGCTGCCTGTCGTAGTCGGCGTGGGAAACCCCGCCTGTTCCGTTCCTGGAGGAACCGCGAGAAGGCTGTCAGGCAGCCTCATCGCTCGGATGACCACGGCACACTGAACACTACGAAGGGCGTTCTCCCAGCGGACGGCGCCGCCGTCAGTAGTCCAAGGGGCTACCCGGTCAGTTTCCGTTGCAGCGTCAGCGATGTACGCCTCAGCCCTGGTCGCCTCGTCGTCAGTGAGTGGGCGACCAACGCGGGCGGCTACGTCTTGAACGGTTGCCACAGCGGGCATTAGCGCTCCTCTCGTGGGCGGGGGTCACCCCGCTGCCCTCCGCCAGCAAAAGCCAGGGGAGGGACAGCGAGGAGACCAACGGGCGAACTATCAGGCATCCTCGGCGGGCTGGGTCGCAGCGCCGCGCAGAACCTTCACAAAGGAGTCGGTGTCCGCGACAGCCACGCCCAGAAGCGCTTCCGCCTTGATGACGTACAGGTTGTTCTGGTACGCGGAGATAGTGTTCGTGCCGTCGGTGAACGACGCGCTGTCGCTCAGGGACAGCTCAAGCCCACCGACGATGCCCCAGAGAACCTTGCTCCAGTCGCCCATGTAGCCGACGACCTCAGCAGCGTCACCCGGCGTACCGGTCGCCAGCCCCTGGACGAACTCCGCCGGGCGACCCAGAAGACGACCCGGACGGTAGGCGGGGTTGCTGTCCGCCGGAGGAACATCGATGAAGACCGGGCGCCCATCCAGGTCGACCGAAGCGTTAATCTTCGGCTCAGCCTTGTAGTCAAACAGGGAACCCGTGTAGTTCTTACCGTCGTCCGCCAGAAGGGCGAGCCCACCGTTCAGGTCGGTGAAGACGCCACCAGCGCCACGGGTCGCGGTGTTCAGCGAGACCGTCTTGCCAGTCTGGTTCAGGTAGGTAGCACCGGCGTAACCGCCACCGGTGACAGCCAGGGTGTCAAACGCACGCGCCAGAGCCTGGGCAAGCTTGTCCTGGATGATGTCCACGACACCGCCGGGGTTGGCGTCAATCACGCGCTTGCCAACGGGGATGAGGACAGCCCACTCGCGAACCGGGACCGGAACGGTGCTGACGGTGCTTTCCTGCACCGGCTTAGCGCCACCCTCGGTGCCGACGAAACCGCCGGTGATGTCACCGACAGCCACACCCGAGCCGCCCGCCAGCGACATGGGAACCTGCTGCCCGAGACGCTGAATGAACGACGTCTGACGGGCGTTGCTGAGGGTGACTGCCGTCTGCTCCGGGGTGAGCTGGAAGGACGAAGAGAGGAGAGCCATGAGATAAACTCCTAGAGAGAAGAGATACAGGGTTTAGAAGGTGTTGCATTCAGGTCGCCTGGACCTCTTCCCGCCGGAGTAGCGGGGAAGCTTTTGTTACTCAGTGGTGGGCGTTGCCGGGCGTTAGACCCGGACCCATTCGCCGTTGCGCTGGTGATCGCCCATCGCTTGCAGGAGGTTGGTGGTCAACCCGGAAGCGATATGGTCCGCATTCGGCTCCCCGGCTTTCAACAGGGCAGCTAGAATCTGTCGGTGGAGCCACGTCCATTTGTGGCGCTTCGTGGCCACCTCCGCAGCCTTGCCCATCCAGTATTCCCAGAGAGCCGAGCCGCGACCGTAGGGCAGCCGAGAGCCACCTGTTCCTGCCATTACGTCACACCCCTCGTCAGCCCCGCCCGGTCGCCTTGAGAAGGAACTCTTCAATCGGGTTCACCTTGGGCGCGCCCGCAGGCTCACGGGAGGCGGGGTCCCGGGGCAGACCATTCGCCCGCACAGTCTTCGAGAAGGACTCGGCGTCTGCGGTCAACTCTTCCTCGGTGTTGCCCTTCAACCGGTCAACGTGGTCGACCAGCCCGTACTTGGCAGCCACCCGAAGTTTCATGAGGCTGTTGTTCGCCTCGTCTCGCTCAGCCAGCAAACGGGCTTTCTCCTCCTCCAAGGCGGCAGCCCTGTCGACGTGCTCGTTAGCCTGGGCGAGAAGAGAACCGGCTTCCTCGAACTTCGCCCGGTAGTCGTTGCGCTGAACCCGCATCTTGGCGGCTTCTGCCCGCAGTTCTTTGATGACCCGCTGGGCATCCTCCGGGAAGGCTTCAATGGAGCCGTTGTCCTCCGGGGTCTGCGGGGTGTCGTCAGTCATCATCATTCCTTCCCGGCATCCAGCCGTTGAAGTTCATCGGTTAGCCGCTCCAATTGGGCGGCCTTGTAGTCCTTGGCGGACTGGGATTTCGGATTTAGGTTCCGAAGGGTGTTCAATCGGGCTTCCAGCGACTTCCTCTGAGCCGCCCGTTTCTCGTCGGCTTTCTTCGCCTCTCGGGCAGCTCGTTCGGCAAGGTCGTCCTTGGAGTCCAACTTCCCGCCGGAGTTCTCCTCGGTGACGAGCTTGCGGAAGGCCTTCATATTGCCCTCGGACTCTTCCCAAAGGGCCTTGGCCGCCCGAGTCTGCTCTACGCCGTCGTAGCTGTCCTCCTGTCCCTGGAAGACCAGAGTCGGAACGCAGGTGTCGCCCCGATGGAACTTGTTCCGCTCGCCCGCCGATTCCGCCGTGCTGTACACCGGACCACGGGAAATCAACATCCGGCAGAACGGGCACGTCGGCGGCTTCGGGTCGATTCGAGCCCACCCACGGATTCGTGGGTCAGCACGGGAGTACGCCATCACCGTATTCCGGTAGGCGTTCCGGGAGTGCGTGTCAGCGACGAGGACGGCTGATGCCGCCGCCTCATCACTCAACACCTCGTCCTCCGAGATGACCCGCTCCAGCCCGGAGGAAAGGGCTTCCTCGGCGTACTCTCGTGTCTCCGGGCGGCTGACGGGCTCCCCCGGCACCCCTGCCCGCTCGCGAGCCCCGCGGTAGTACTCCTCCGCCAACGCTGCCTGTTTCTCGCGGGAGGCGGCGACCACGGGGAAGAACGCCCGGACCAGGAGAGCCAGAGCCGACCTGGAAACCTTGCTCCCGACGAGGGGTGCGATAAGAGGGAGGAGTTGCCGTGTCAGGGAGCGGGTTAGCGTCTGCTGCCGGTCGTAGACCTCCTCGGGCGTCACACGGCATCACCCGAGTTGCGGAGGAGTGTCCGGATGTCCGACACCTCCAACTCGGAGTCCATCTGCTCGATGTCCTCCTCCCGGACACCCAACAGCTTGAGGATGTAGTGCCGAGTGAGAAGCGGCTGACCGCTGACGGAGATAGCCGCCAACTTGGTAGCGGCATCGGCACGGGAAGAGATGGTCGGCAGGGCTGCGTCCACCCAGTCGAGAGAAACCGCGGTCGGCAGGGATACCACGGACAGCAGATAGGCGAAGAGGTCCACCCAGGTCGGCTCGAACCCACGAGTCAGCCGTTCCGCGCGGGAGATAAGCCGGGCATCGTCCTGCCGCATGCTGTCCCCGCTCGCCGGGTTGGCATCGCTGGCGACACCGAAGACACTCTGAGGAACGCCCATGACAGCGGCAGCCATCCGGGTGATGCTGTTCAACGCCACCGAGAAGTTCTGCAACTGGGCGGCGCCAAACTCGGCAATCTTCGCCCCAGGGTCGCCCAGGGTGAGCAACCGGGACATGTACAGTTCCTCAGTCGCCGGAGGGTTGCCGGGCAGCTCTTCCCCGGTGTCCTCGTCCACCTCAACAGGCGCGAAGTCCTCCGGGGCGGCGCCGATAAGGACCCGCTGCGGGACGGCAAGAGCTGACGAAGCAACAGAGAGGTTGCTAGCAATCCGGGTCGCCGTGTCCTGTAGCCGGAAGACGTCCTTTCCCTCCGGGCGTCCGAAGGTCGCATCGTTGTCCCCGCGACAGATGAAGGGGAAGATGGGCGTTACCGCGCCGCTCTCGGTGATGGTCTCCCGCCCGTTGGCGTCGGTCACCCCGGTGGTCGTGCCCTCCCTGGTGTAGAGCGTCCAGTTCTGCCGATTCGACCCCCAGACGCGAAGGGCTTCATCCCATTCACCGGTGTAGGAATCGACGGTGTGAACCATGTCGCTGGCGGGGACCACGGTCAGCACGGGCAGCCTGTCCGCCCGGTCGGAGGCAGAGGGGACGATGTACGCCCGTCCGCCTTCCAGGGCAGCCAGGTGGACGGCGGAGATAAGCGCACTGCCGCCGTTGCCCCGGAGGGTTTCCCTGAGAAAGTCGCTGGCTTCCTGTGTTTCGCCGCTGACCGAATCCAGCGAGATTCGCTCTTCCAACGCCTGGCAGCCCAGTCGAATGAAGGGAACCGACGTCCAATGGCTGTCCCGCAGTTCCGGCGGAATCATGGGGTCGGTGTTGCGGTCCGTCCGGCGGCATCGGAAGTAGTCGCTGTACGTCTTGGACTTCAATTCGTTGGTCTTCTGAAGCCGACGTAGGCTGTCGAGGGACACAGGGTGCTCCATCCTGGGAGGGGGTGCTTTTCTTCGCCCCCATCCAGGGAGCGTTTACCAGCGCCGGGCGAACGAACTGCGCCGACGTTTCTTCGGCTCAGCCGCAGGGGCGTTTTTCAGGTAGACCGAGCGAGCCATGTCCGCGAGGAGAAGCGCGGCGTACGCGTCCACCTTGTCGGCACTCCCTCGGGAAGACTTGCCGAAGGACATGCCGTAGCGGTTGGGTCGGCGGTGGGCGTTCAGCACGTGCTTGCCGAGAATCCTGTCGCCGTTGTGCGGTAGCTGACCGGATTCGATAGCCGCCATGAGGCTTTCGTGTGCTAGGGTGAACCGACGCTGGGATTGGCGCATGTCGGCACTGATAGCGTGGTCGGTGTCAAACTTCGCACGCATCTTCTCGCCGTACTCAGCCTCCCAGCGTTCAACGTGCCCCTGGATGGGGTTCACGTCGGAGAAGAAGGCAACCACGTCGTATTTCTCCATCGCCTGCCCGATTGCTGCGTCAAACAGGGAGACGTCAACTCGCCAGGAGTCGTCAGCCCGAATGGGCTTCTCGACAATCAGCAAGGGGAAGGCTGCCCGGTCGGAGATGCGAACAGCGACCAGTGCGGAGGAGTCATCCGATAGGGATACGTCCAGCCCGAGGGCGATGGTGTCGCCCTCCGCCAGGGATAGCGACGTGTCTTCGTTCTGCTCCCAGTGGAGGGAGTCATACAAGGCTTCCTCGGGGCTGGCTGGGATGTTCAGGGTGAACCGAAGGGTGTTCTCCACGAGGGTTCGCTTCGAGAGGGCAAGGGAGTGCATCCTGTCGACGTCCAGCCAGTGAGCGTCGCCGATGGCTTCCTTGATACCCCGGTAGAGCGAGTCGGCATCCGAGGGGTTGGTGTCCTTCGGCGCCGATAGGGAGTCGTAGAGAATCCCAGACGCCTTGGCGGACATCCGCCCAACGAGAAGGTCCGTGTAGTCCTTGTGGATGGCTTCCAGGACGCTCCCTCCGCCCTTGGCGTAGGCGTTACTAGTGGCGAACACCTGGGTGCCTGGAATCTTGGCGGCACTGCGTTCTACTGCGGCGTAGAGGTCGTCCCCTGCATTCCTCGGCGTCCAGAGACCGATTTCCGTGCAAGAGATGGCTGTTGGACGTGAGCCTTCCAGCCGGACAGCGTTCGAGGTCACGCATTCCAACCGACCGTCACCGGCGTAGGAAATCTCTCGACCGATGTCGACCCCGAAGTGTTCTACGGCTTCTTCGGTCAGCAAGCCTCGGAAGTAGAGGGATGTATTCCTGGTCTGGTCTAGCGAGGTAGCGAGAACGACCACCCAGGGGTTGGCGGGGCGGACTGCCGTGACAGTGCCGTCAACCGCACGCTGAGGCTTACAAGCGCCCAGGAACTGCCAAAGGCACCATGCTGCCGCTAGGAAGTCCTTCCCCGTTCCCTTCACCCGAGTGATGACCCAGGTTGGAAAGGCAAGCTGCAAGCTGTCCCTCTGAATCGCGGTCCCCCAGAGAACCTGTCGCGTCTGCTCATCGGTCAGCTTCACAGGCTTCCCGTTGTGTTGCAGCCACCTCTCGATAAACGAGATGAACGCCCAACCGAGAGTGTCGTCTAGGTCGACATCAGTTGGGAGCACCCAGGAACCGTTGGGATGCTGCGCCCAGACGGGACCCTCGGCGTTCCGGGTCAACGTGGCGCCTGGGGGGATGAGAGGCAGCATTAGCCACCCCCGGCGGCACGCTTCCGACGCGCGGCAAGGTCGTCCGGGACATCCGGAGGGGCTTCCTTCTGCATCTTGGCGACCTCAATGCGGGCACGCCTGCGGGCAGCCTCGGACAGCATCAGGTTGTCCAGGGAGCTGAACAGCGCTGACAACGCCTGACCCGAGGGTCCACCGGGGCGGTTCAGTTGCTCAGTCCAGACGTGCATGGTTATCCGGGCTTGCGCCACGTCCGCCTGAGTGGCGTAGACGACCTGAGGCGACTTCTGGAGAGCGATGTAGGTCTCTCGGCAGAGTGGGTGCCAGTTGGCGTCAGGCTCGCCCCAGTCGACCGTATAGCCCTCGGAAGGGGCGGTCTCAATCGGAATCTCGGGGGCGTTCCTCCGGCGGCGCTGGTCGCTCCGCTTCGGGGCAGGACCGGGCATAGTGGGGACCTCCTGGGTCGGGTGTGAGTGGGTAAACGGGGCGCACCTCCGGTTACTTCGGAACCCGTACGCTCGGTGAGGCGACATGACTAACCGGAGAGGAGCCGACTGGTCACGGGTAGGTAAGCCCCCCAGGGTCGAACAGGTGTACGAAGGACCGCCCTCGTCACCGAGGTCTACATCGCCCCGGGGTGTTGCCGCCTCGGTCGCTTCCGCTGGCTCGCTAGCCGCGCAGCCTGGGCAGCGGCAGCTCGTCCGCCCTCGGCTGCGGACTTCCGCCCGTGGCAGCTCGTGCAGACGGGCGCCAGGTTCGCCCTGTCGTCCCCGCCACCGAGTGACCGGGGGATGATGTGGTCCACCTCGGTGCTTCCCGCCTGCCCGCACAGATAACAGGTGTCACCAGCGGCAAGGACGTCTTGGCGAATGCGGCGCCAATGGGGCGGCAGTGGCGGTCTGCCGCTTGGCTGCCACCCGCTCACGTGGGCTCGGTCGGCGGAGGGGGCACAGGTAGGTCGAGCGGGATGTCCGCCACGGATATCCCGCCCGCCTCGGACTGCAACTCGAAGTCCACTCCGAA